AAGCATAAAAATCTTCTTTTATTTTAGGTGCCTTTTTATCACCCATTTCTTCATCGTCCCATTCGTAACTATTAACAGTTTCGATAAGATCGCCTTCGTCTTTATCAATAAAGTAATCTACAAATTCTTTACTAACTTCACCGATAGTTAATTCACCACCGTAACGTCCAGCTTCAATTCTAAATCTTCTCTTGGCCATTTTCGTCTCCTATACCTTACTTTATTGCACTGTAAATGCCAGCACCATTAAAAAATTCGTCATTTAATTTAGTTCTTTGTTTATCTAAACTTAATAGATAACTATCATAGTTGTCCATATAGTCTTTAATTTTATTCATAAGATCAAGTTTATTTGCATGATAATGTTCCCAACTTAATGTCCAATCACTTGGATACAAAAAGTCTGGCAGTGCCATTTCTTTATAACTAAGTCTATTAGGCATCATAGGAATAGTATCAACTAATACACCTTCGTACCAACTAATACCTAATGTTTCTTGTAAGTTAGCACTGAATACAAGTTTTGCTTCGCCTAGCAAGTTATGATATTCATTTTTTGATAATTGCTTATCTTGACACACAATAAATTCATATTGTGGTAATCTACTTCCTAAGTCTCTGAAAATTTCAACTTGTTTCTCTGGAGCAATACGGTGCGGAAATAGTACAATATCTTTCTTAGGCATAGACTTATAACTATCTAAACTATGCTTTAAATACTCCATAGGCCAACCTACACGTTTTGTTTTATTTGGTATCATGTCCAAACTCTCTGCAAATAACTCTATATGGAATTCACTTGCAAAAAAGTTATGGTCGTAGCATTCATACATTGATTGTTCTGCAAGACGTACCCAAGGTTTATCTCCTATGAGTCTTCCTAAGAAGTCTTGTGGATCATAACTGCCAGCATGCCATAGACCACCAACACGTACATCAACACCTAGAAGTTCTGCCATATATTTTAATTGTATAACAGTAGGATTCCAAGCATCTGTGTATAGGAAGTAGTCGCCATCTTTAACTTCGCCATTAGCAAATAGTCTGCTAATTTCTAACATTTGTTGTGACTTGTAATTGTTAGTTCCTGCAAAATTAAGAAAGGCCCCAGGCGTTGTAGCCTGAGGAACCTCTCCACCACTAATAACAACTACATCGCTGTTAGTAGCTCGTTGCAGTTGTTTAGGGAGATGCTCTTTCCATTGCTTTGTGTATCTAGTATCTACAGCTTCGATATCAACAATGTAAACAGTCATTAATTTCTCCGAAAGTTTCTTTTTTGAAAATTCTTGCTTTTAGCTCGCAAGTAGTTTTGATGTTTCTGAAAAGCTCTCCAGATAGGAGATTTTTCGTTATAGAGGTCCTTTTCATTGAAAGGGTATCCTCTGCCTTCAAAGCGACAGAAGTCACGTAATCTATCCAAGTCGTTGAACACTTTAGTATATGCATCACGATTAAATTCGATAGCCATTTTGTATATTCCTTTTTTAGCATAAAATGGTTAGGGTTTCGGGTAGGTCATTAAACAGCCATTTTCTCCATCTTCGGAGACTTCAATTTCAACAAAGCGGCCTGGATACTTTGCAGAAATAGTTTCATACAATTCGTCTGCAATCATTTCACACGATTTGTAATCTAAAAGGAGCACTTCAGTGTCGGTTGAGCCCGACGCTTCGCCTCCGTTATTATCTGATCCTGAATAGAGTCTTTCGAGCCATCTTTTGAATTGGATGAATTCGATATCTCTATCGTTGTGCGACACTTCAATCCGCACCCTGAAATGGAAAATATGACGATGAGGATAACCAAGGAACGACACATCGTCCCAATCACCTGTTGCAAGTTTCGGATCATCTAGAGCCGCCGGATATTTGTGAATACCCTCTTTTTTGAATGTTACCCATATGGATCTATTTACCTTATTTTCCATATAGTCTTTTTTGTCTTCTTCTCTCATCATACGTAGCATTCCTTCATAGTATCGTTCATTGTTTATATTCATTATACGCTCACTTTATCACTTTGTCAAGGCCGTATTTTGTCCAATCTGTAAATTTTTCTCGATCTAACAGATCGTGCAAACTATGACACCAAACACCTGGGTTACTTGCCTTAAAGTCTTTATCATCAATCTTAACCATTGTATTGTAGTTCCACAGTTTAGCATAAGGCAAAGGCACACGTAGTTGCGGAATAAAGTTATCATATTCAATCAAACCGCTTTCTAAAAATTCTTCTGCACGACCAATAGGGATATCAAGCGAACAAAGATATCCTTCTTTTATGAATTCACCAATCATATCTTCCCAACGAATCCACTCGTCATCATCTTTAGGATCGAAACTATGGTTAGCGCCAAAGAAAATATGTTTACACTTGTTTTCGTTATAGTAATGTATGATAGTAGAACTATCTTGAATACCATCTACGAATAGTGTTTGTAAACCATATGCAGGAGTCTTTTCAACTTCTACACCTGTAAACATTGTAGGCGTACTACTAACACCACTTTCATAATCACGCTTCATTTAGTTGTTCCTCAAGCCTTGTAATTTCAGTTTTCAAATCTAATTTTTGTGTCTTTAATGGTTTTATTATACTATCAGGAGCAAATTTGTCAAACTCTTTTTTAATCTTTTCATCCAAATATCTATGTTTTTTATATAAACTATCTAAATGTGCAGTTAATTTATCGTGTTTATTTGTATAATTGCTCATGAAAATAACTCTCCGAATTTAGTTTGGGCGTTTACAGTTTTCTTACCTGTTGCACCTCTTGTACCAATAATTGACATCCAAAATTTAGAATACTTTTCTATTAACGCATTTGCTTTATCTTTGTCGTCCGTTCGGAATATTTCATCCACAACATCTCTAAAAAGTAATCTGTCAAAACGCTCTTCGACAAGCATTGCAGGAAGTATTCCTGAGTCGTACTGTCTATTTGCTTCTTGTACTGCATTAATATGACTCCATACATTGTGACCCATTTGTATAGCATAACTAAAACTATCCCAACTAGTTGAATCACGTTTGCGAACAACTTGGTTACCATTGTCGTCTAGTATAGGATTACCATGTTTGTCTCTGTCAATTTCTCCAGCAAGTATTTTAGGACCACCAACTTTATTAACATCGCCGGGAGCGTATATACAAACATCATTTACTTTGATATTTTTAGTCATAGGACTGTCAGTAAAGTTTTTAAAGATGCCATCTGCTAATACTGCATCTCTAAAGTTGCGTGTGTCTGTTGCATACTTTAATTCGTCAATACTTGGAACCATTCGATAGACCCATTTAGTTCTATCTTGTGTTTCTGTTTGAATATAAATTTGACCATTTGCTGTTGCTAAGAAAGGACTAGCACAATCAAATGTAATAGTAAAGTTTTCATTGTGATACTTGCGAACTGCTCTTTGTACGTCTGTGAGTAGTGTAGCCCACTCTAGTTTACTTGTACCTAGGAAGTGCATAAAGTCATGTTTACCTTTTTCAAGTAAACCATCAAAGCGTAGTGCAACTAATCTTTTAAGTAGAAGATGTACATCACACATGTTTTGTCCACCCATCGACCAACCATTAAAGTGATCTGTATATTTTTTAGGATCACAGTAGTCTTTCATTTGCTGATACCAATCTTCTGCATCAGCATGATTTTCGCCTTGTAATACATTTAAGAATTTACAAGAGCCACTTCTATTCTTCATAAAATAGTCATTGTTAATACGTGTAGCATTAACAGCATCTTGATAGTTGTCAATTCCTGTTGCTTTTGCACCTGCAGGCGAACGTGCTACCCAGGCTGGAATATCAAGTATCATACCGTAGTCCATATAAGCGTCCATCCAAGCAAGAACTTGCTCACGCTTCTTTTGTGCTTTAGGACAATTAGGATCTTTCCAGTCGCCTTCCCAAACACCTTTACCAATTTGGAAACCACCTGAGTCACCAAGTAACCAACTGTTCTCACGATCACGTTCTCGTATCATTAGTTCTTTTGGTGCATCTTTATTGATGTCTAGTTCGGCATGTCCTGCACTATATAAAGTCCAGTGATAGTTAAACAATCCATCTTTTTTGTTTAACCAGTTGATACTTTCCATACTAGGATAAGGAATACGAGATTGCTCAACGTATTCCTCTCTGCGTTGTTTACCTACAAAAGTAGCATAGAAACCACTAAGTGCTGGAAGAAATACAGCATAGTCTTGTTGTGCTTTTGTAAGATCAGTATTCATACTTTACTTACTCTGTGCTGGAAGTATATAAGAATATTGTGCTAAGCCACTGTCTACTTTAATTTGCATTGCACCTTGATCTGAAATGCTCATAGTAATGTCTCCGTTAAGATTCAAAATTGCTTGCACTTCATTTACAGGCCATGCCCACTTGTGTTGTAATGATCCAGTTACTGCGTTCTGGAATACAAACTCACCATAGTGTGTACCTTCGTCACCGAAACTAAACACCAAGTCAGTAACACCACCTGTGTCACGAGTCTCTACATTAAAGTTAGGCTCTTCAGTAAAACCTGCTGTCATAAGTTTCATCTTACCAATAGCGGCTACACTTGGCGTAAACTCTACGTTCCATGTTGCGCCTTTGAACTTAACAGTTTTTAGTTTTTCTTCGATAATTGCTTTATTCATAAAGCGATAATCATTTTTAAAGTCGCCTGCATTACTTTCAAAGTGAATGTGTGTAGGAACTGTTTCTCCGTTACGGTCACCGCTAACTACATCAATCTTAGCATCTTTCTGATACTCAGGATTCTTTAAATGTAGTGCTAGTTTATCTAAGTTTGGCATACCAAATGTACTAGTAAACTCTGGTACTTTAGTATGTGTTTCTGCACTTAAAATTACAGATCTGTTCTCAGCCATACTATCAATTGTTGTCGATTCATCGTTACCGATCTTCACTAGCGACAAAAAGCCTAGCGAATGCGTGTGTGCAACAATGTCTTGTAAAATGTCTTTCATGTGGTTTCTCCTATTTCAAGTTTTATTATATTATCATTGTTCAAAGAAGTCAAGTAGTTTTCTACACTATATTTAGGTTTAAAGCCAAGTGACTTAATTTTTTCCATATTTGCACAAGTCCACTTGCGTTCATATGGGGTATTTAGGCGGACAGGAAGATTTGGTGCAAAGTCTGATATCCTAAATGGAAATCCTGTACCAATGTCGATTGTTCCTGTATACTTACTTTTCATACACAATTCTATAGCATCACATAAATCGTCTATATGTATAAAATCTCTATAGTGTGTTGTTGTGTATTCTAATTCGTTATCGATAAGTTTTTGTAAAAACATACCTTTGCGTGGCAAACTAGAATATACTGTATGAAATCTCATTCCTAATGTATTAGGATATCTTTCAGCGGCTTCTTCTACACAATACTTAGATGCCGCATATGGGTTTAAATCGGGCTCGTAGGCGCTACTAGAGCTTGCATAAAGCACTCTTGTGTTAGGGTAACGATCAAACAAGCGTTTACTTACTTCTACGTTATTACGCCAATATCCTGCAGGATCGTTAATACTATCACGTACACCACTTTTACCTGCTAAATGTATAATCAAATCAAATTCTTCATTAAGATCGCAACTAAGTAAGTCTTGGCTGTTGTTAATTTTATCTCTATCCCAGCCATCTTCTAAATCAAATCCTACTACACTATTTTCTTTAGTAAGTCTTTTAAGTAAGTGTTTGCCAATAAATCCTTTATGTCCTGTAAGCATTATATGCATTTTAATCTTCTCCAAGTATCTTTCCAATCTGTAACAGCAATAGTTTCAGGATCGGCAAAGTCATTTTGCTTCAGAGCATTTGCTAATGGATAATCATTTCCTGCTTTATCCATTCTATCTCCAAAGAAATAAATTTTATCATTCATATCAAAGTCAACTAAAATTTGACTCTTATCCCAACCTACAGGTGATATGTCTATACCTGTTTCGCCACCCGGCTTTGCTTCCATAGCAGGAAATTGTAAATTAAATTCTCTTGCAATACGATTGCGTTCATTGTTAGATGTGTCAAACTCTACATATAGTTTGCGTTCACCCATTGTAGCATTACGTCCTACGATACTAAAGTTTACCATACCAGCACGTTCTTCAATATGATTACCAGTGCGTAATGGAAATTCTGATACACGTAGTTCTGCATTTAACCATTCTCTTGCTACGTCTGGTAAAGACCATTCTTTTGATCTTACATTAAACTCGCCTTCCCAAACATCACAACCTGAACAGTTATATACACGTTCGCATAGGCTATATAATTCTTCGCCTATTTGTTCTATTGTTTTTTCTTTATCACTACCAGTTACAAGATACACATCATTTTCTGCACAAAAGTCTCCAAACCATACTGCAAAGTCTGAATCAATTTGACCCCTGCTTGGTGTAATTGTTCCGTCAACATCAAATATAAACTTATTCACAAACTCGTCTCCTTAGATCACTTGAACTAAAACGATGATCTCTTTTATTAAAATGCAAATCGATTTCACGTTTGCGACAAATGTCCTTGCCTGTAAAATCTTTATCGCGATATTCTTCTCCTAGTATGCGTACATCAATTGGGTACATACTAAGGATGTCTTCTAAATCAGTCTCTGTGCCGTATGGAATAATTTCATCTACATACTCAACACCTTTTAGTTGTGTGTAGCGTTCTACTACAGTTTGTATAGGTGCGTTCTTTTCTTTTCTATCTACGCTTGGATCAACTTGTAATCCGCATATAAGATAATCACACTGTTCCTTTGCTTCACGCAACATTATTATGTGTCCTGCGTGTAATAGATCAAATGTACTACATGTAAATCCAACTTTCATTAATGACTCCTCTTTCCATCAAACACACATACAAAGTATAGTTCTTCGTGCATGCCTGCGTGTACACGATGAAATACACCATCTTCAATTAGTATTACATCACCTGGCTCAACCTTAATCATTTCTTCACCAAGTTCCATTTTACCTGTGCCTTGAATAAAGTAATATACTTCTTCTTGTCCAGCATGTGAATGTCCGCTTGTTGATTTACGTGGCTGTAATCGTGTGCTACTTACAATAAGATTATTTAGGTCTGTGTTATCTTTAACAATATATCGTTCGTCTTGTTTAACAACTTCACCGCCTATATCATTTATATTGACTTTCATATTATTCCCCAAATTCAAATAAACTTCCGAATGTTGTGTTTTGCTTTGTATCCTCTAATGGATAGTTAAGCACACCAATCAAGTTGTCTAGTTTATTGTCAATAATAGTTTCTGCCATAGCCGCATCATCGAATGGCAGTTCTTTAAACCAATCAGGAATACGTAGTTCATCTGTAGGATACGCAACACTTGTATAACCTAATGGATTTTGTTTTAGTTTGCAAACAATAACTTTCATACCGTCAACAATCTCTTGCGAATACTTGTCTCCGTTCATACGTTTAAGTGTATTCCAATTGATACTTGCTCTTACGTGTCCGGGCATGTTTGCTTTACCCATCTTTTCTTCTAGTCGCTGATAGTGTCCAACTTTGTTTGCACGTTTAGGTGAACCTTTCTCCCAACCAGGACGCTCACTAAATTCCTTACGGAATACAGTAATACGTTCTAGTATTTCTGCTTGCGGTACATCAGTAAGTACCATAAGCAATAGTTCACTTAAAAACTTTTGCATAAACACAGGAGTATCTGATCTACGCAAGTCCAAGCCCATTGCTTTTACTTTGCCCGGCTTTCCATCTGTGTCGCTTCTAAAGCCTTCAATATCATATACTAGTGCCGCATAACGTTTCTTAGTAATATACAATCCGCTTTCTGCAACAATTTCTCTAGCTGCCGCAATAACATCTGATCTGCTCTTTGGACAATGGAATGCATCTAGCATAAATTCAGGAAACGTTTCATTAGCCGCTTCACATACTTGGTCATATAATTTAATTACATTGTCTTTGTCCCAAGGTATTTGTCCTGAATCAATTTGTTCTTTTAGTACAGGATAACCACTAAAGTAACAAGAGTCAGTATCACCATATATCATTGCATCACCAACATGATCATATTTGCCAGTAATAACTTTGTTTACTTCTGCTGACATGTGTTTAACAATAGTACGTCCTGTTAGTGTTGTTGACTGTCCAATACGTTTATCAAAGAATCTACAGCCCGGATTAAGAATTGCACCATACAAACTGTTCAAGTTAATTTTCTTAACCAGCTGACGCTTATCCCAATATTCTATTTCAATAGCATTGCCTGCGTCTTTTGCTTTCTTTAGTTGTGCTTGTAATTCTTTACGTTCTGAATACCAACGCTTTAAGATACCCGGAATAACACCTTCAAACTCTGTTGTAAAGATTGTACCGTTAGAACTGAGCATCCACGGTTGATTGCTGTCAAAGATAAGTTTGTATATCTGTGCACCACTTAATGTATCACTTGTATTCCCGCCTGGCTCTTTGCCTTCTTCCCAGTCAATAGTTAATGGAATATCTTTGCGTTGCTCCATAACTGCTTCATATTCTTCTGTTGAAAAACGTCCTTCCCAACTACCTGCAAAAGACTTTTTCTTTAGTGTAGTATCTTCATGTACTCTACTGTCAGATATCTCTGGACGAATTTGACCAATGATAGTTTCAGGAGCCATATTTAATGCACGAATAACACTTGGATACAGTGAGTTCAAATCCATTGAACCAATCCATTTGTGTAGTCCTTTTTTAGGAAATGCTACATAAGCACCTGCGGCTTGTGTATTTTCTGTGTCATCACGTCTTGGACGATTAGGTACTTGCAATCCTCTGTGATGTGCTTCGTTAACAATCGCTTGTTCTGTAACTGCAACAGCACCCATAGTGGTCTGTAGCAAAACAGTATTTGCGTGTGCAAGTTCGTTACTTAGATCAATAAATCTTAGTTTTTTGTCCAGCTTGTCCAGTAGTGCGGTATCTTGTATGTTGTATTCGATGAACTTTCTAAAGTCATTGTTGTACAACTGGTCCAAAGTGCCTTCATAAGGGACTTTGTTTTCACCAACTTCGATTTCGCCAATGGCATCAAGTCTATATGTGTGTCTTTCTTCATATGTGTATTTACGATATAATTCCAAACTATCTAAATGCACTCTGCCTATTAGGTCAAAGGTAACAGCTGATTTACCATACTTTTCATATTCACGCTTCTTAGGCAACTGCCCCCACAAACAAAAACGTCTTGTGTCGTCTTTGCTTAGTACACGACTAGTTCTGTTTACAGTATACGGAATATCATAACCTTCACTGTTCCAACCTGATAAAATATCAGCATCTTCAATTAGTGTTAAGAAAGTGTCAATCATGTCACCTTCTTTTTCAAACAGCATTACATTTTCAATGCCTTCAAGTTCTTTACGTGCTTGCTCCATTGTAAGTGTCTTAGGCGGAACTGCTAAACATACCATTGTTTCCATCCACTGCAAGTATACTGAGATACTTGTAATTGGCATGAATGGATCTGCAGGATCAGCAAAGCCACGCTCTGGATCAAAGTCTGTCTCAATATCAAAGAAAGCAATGTTTAGTTTAGGAGCATCTTGATTAAGATAGTTTTCACTTAAACATTGGAAGATAGGATTGATGTCGCTTTCGAATAAGTTCTTGCCTTTGTTAATAGCAACTTCTTTTCTAAAGTCTTTTGTATTTTTACATACTACTCTTGTAAGAGGATCGCCATATACACTCTTGTATTTGCCTCTAGGGTCTTCATAATAAAATGTGTATTTTGCGTTATATTCATGGTAATGTCTTTTACCGTCTTTGCGTTCTACGACTCGAATGATATCAGAATCGCGATCAAATAGTGCGTCTACGTAACTCATATGTCTCCTCGTTGCTTATGGCCAACTTAACCTTCTACATGCCTGGCAATTGCCATTGGCGTTATTATTACTTATTACAACATCAAGCCTGCTACGTAAATAATGGTTAGACCAATATTCATATATAACAGACTGTTTTCTTTCCATAAGTAACCAACTGCAATCCACAGTGCGTTACCTACAATAAATGCCCAATGATGCCAATGCAATTCAGGCACAAAACTTGCTAAAGTCGCCGCCGCAACTAATACAACAGTTGCTAACCAACTCAGCCACTGGTATGGTTTTTTGTTTACCACCATCCTGCGGCAACTCCATAACCAAATACGTTAATAACAGCAAAGTATCCTGTTAGTAACATTACCCAAGCCGCGCCTCTGCGTACAGCCGCGTAGCATTGTGTAACCGATCCTACAAAGAAGAACGGATAGATAATCAACATGTTTGGATCTTTAGCATTAAATGCCAAAGTCAAACTTGCCGCTACCGTAAATATAAAACTGATTAATTCAAATGCAAATGCAATTTTGTCACTTTTATAGCTATTGATCCAAAACTCTTTAATTTTCTGCATTAAAGTTTGTCTCTGCCAACAGTAACAACAAGTGTTTCTAGATCGTCAAACTCATCTGCTACTTTATTCCATTCACCTTTTTGTGCAATTTTTATTGCTTTGTTAATAAGACTAGGCTTTATATCAAGTTCTTCTGCTACTGCTTTTACAGTATCTTTCAAACCAGCACTTAAATCTTCAATCTCTTGCAATACTGTAACACCTTCATTAACAAGACGTTCTAGTTTTGCTTTCTCTTCGCCACCATAGGTACGTTCACTCATAAGTTTCTCCTTAGTTTCCGTTTATTATACATTAATTATTGTTGTTTGTCAAGTAGTTTTTTATATGCTTCTTCAAAACCGTCTAAGCGATAGCATACTTCGTGGTTTCCCCACATACGTTTAAAATAACCGTCATAACAGTCTCGCATAGTAGTAATATTTGCTGTTAGATGTCCTTTTACTATCCAAAACATCCTACATATTTCTTTATGTTCTTCATCGGTCATTTTATTAATCCTTAACTAAACGGACGACTAATTTCAAAGCCTTGCAAGTCAGCTTTATAGTCGTAGTAATCACCTAAGTAAAAATACTCGAAACCTAGTCTTTTGTATCTTGCACATTCACTTCTTAAACTTTTGTATCCTAATTTCAATTTAGGATCTTTGTAATTCCATGCAAATTGGTCTGCTGACACTGATAGTTGGCTTGGATAAATGAGGATTAAACTAAACGCAATAAGTTCTCCTTCAGTGTTACGATAACCTATTACTTCTGTATTTGTTTGTTTAATAT